CTTAGTGAAAGCGCGAGCCTCCCGACCAGAGCCAACAAATCTGACGCTGGCTGGGATTTGTATTCTAGCGAAGAAACCTCCGTTCCTCCTAATTGCAGAAGGGCTATCTCTACTTCGGTCGCGCTGGCTGTGCCAGAGGGCTGCGTGGGCCTTATATGGCCTAGATCTGGCTTGGCGGTTAAAGATGGCATAGACGTGCTTGCTGGAGTTGTAGACGCCGGTTATCGCGGAGAGGTAAAGGTGTGCCTTTATAACTGTGGAGAAAAGACATTCCAAATAGAGCCGGGAGATCGGATAGCACAAATATTAATACAGAAGATTGAAGATGTAGAATTAGTAGAAACTGATAATTTAGAAACCACTCAGCGGGGCGATGATGGCTTCGGTAGCAGTGGAAGATAGGAGATAAAATGGCAAGAATGCGTGGTGAACAAAAAGAAGATAAGAAAGAAGATAAGAAAGAAGAGCGTGAAGAAAAACTTGATTCACGGAGAGGGTATAAGTTAGAGAAAATAAGAGAGGTAACGGCTAAGGCATACGCTGTTGCGACCAAGCGCAAGTGGTTAGTATTTATGATAGGTGCCGCTATCGCAGCGTACCTTATCATTTTTAAGGGAGGCTTTAGTTTTGGCGGCGGATGGCTAGATAAAATCAAGGGTTTATTTTAATAGGGAAATAAAATGAAGAGGGCGATTACAGTGGATTGGAAAGATTTTTTATTAGGCTTTTTATTGGGGACGACAGTCTGCATGAGCTTTTACATATGCAGGCTGCTACAATAGGGATCATCACATGGGTATATATGCAATATGTTTGACTGTGATCTTGTATTGTGTCGCGGGAGTGTCTTGCATACGCCAAAGGGATTATGCACACGCAATTATGTGGTTTTCTTACGGGTTAGCTAACACAGGTTTAATATGGTACGAAATAAGCAAAGTAAAACAGGTCTAGAAGACCTCGCCGCAGAACGCGCCGTCCTTGCCGGTCTATGTCAATATGGCCTAGACACCCTTCTTGACGTAGATTTTTTGGACGTAGATCATTTTACTGATTCTACCAATCAAATAATTTTTCAGTGCGTGAAAAAGGCTCTTGGGGATGTTCAGAAAGCGGAGCTATCCTCACTTCTTTCCGCAGCCAACCAATTAGGTTTTTATGAAAACATAAATAACCAAGATGAAATTGGCTTCCTGAGGTCTTTGTTTAATTTTCCCATACATGAGGAAAATGTTTCCAGCCACGCGGAAAAACTCGCAAAACTTAAAATAGCCAGAGATGTAAAAAAGACATTAAAGATATGCACAAGTAGGATTGAGGAAATAACCGGAGATGAGGATATTAATGATATTATATCCATCATAGAAACTCCTGTTCTAGATGCCACTTCTAAGATATATCAGAATTCCGACAATAGACCAGAAATTATTGGAAATGATATCTCAGAATATGTAGATTTTTTAAGAGAAAATCAGAATGAGATGATCGGCGTAAGCACGGGCTTCCCAGTCTACGACGAGGCAATCGGAGGGGGCCTCAGGAGAAAGTGCGTTGACCTTATTGCTGCCAGACCAAAGGTCGGTAAATCAATGTTTGCGGACGCTGTTGCTATGCACGTTTCTGGGAATTTAGATATTCCCGTTCTTGTTCTCGATACCGAGATGTCTAAAGAAGACCATCTAAACAGAATGCTCGCAAATCTCGGCGGCGTGGAAATAAACTCAATTGCCAGCGGTAGATTTGCCAAAAACCAGCTAGACGTAGAAAAGATAGAAAAGGGCGCAGAAGAGCTTGCTAAAATGCCATACCATTATGTCAGTATAGCCGGGCAGCCATTTGAAAACATACTTAGCATAATGCGCAAATGGATTTATCAGGAGGTAGGGTTTGACGAAAACGGTAGAACCAAGGACTGTTTAATAGTTTATGATTATTTAAAACTGATGAGTTCATCCAGCATTTCGAGTTCCATGCAGGAATATCAGATTCTAGGTTTTCAAATTACCCAACTCCATAACTTCTGTGTGAAATATGATGTTCCATGTTTAAGCTTTGTCCAGCTAAATAGGGATGGCATAACGAAAGAATCTACCGATGTTGTGTCCGGCTCGGATAGGCTTATTTGGCTTTGCACTAGCTTTACCATATTCAAAATGAAATCAGACGAAGAAATTGCCGATGACGCGGAAGAAAATGGAAACCGAAAACTGGTTCCCGTTGTTGCTAGGCACGGCGCAGGACTCCAAGATGGTGATTATATAAATATGAACATGTTTGGAAAATTTGGAAAGATAACAGAAGGGCAAACTAGGAACGAGTTAAATAAGAGATCTAAGGTTAAGGATACCGGCTTTGAATCAAGCGATCAACAACCAACAAATTTTGAAACTGTCTAATCAGCTTTTTACCAAGCTGTCGCAACTGCTTAGATACTTTGAGATTGAGGCTACGGAATACCCCAACCGTTTTGCCTTTCCGTGCCCCATTCACGGCGGAGACAACCTCGAAGGCTGTACCATTTTTACTGACGGAAACACCGCCAAGGGTAACTGGAACTGCTGGACTAACCACTGTGAAGAGGATTTCAGTAAAAATCTATTTGGTTTTGTTAGGGGTGTTCTGTCCAATCAGCGAGCGTCGAAAGTTGGGGTTTATGATACAGTAAAATTTTGTATGGAATTCCTAAAGCTTGACATCTCCCAGCTAGACCTCCTTGAGGACATAGAGAGCAACGGTGATATTAAACTATTGGATATTTTCGACAGAAAGCCGGAAAGATCATCGCCCACGATAAAGAGAGAAGATATATTAGACACTATAAAAATACCAGCAACATATTATATTAACAGAGGATATACGCCAGAAGTCCTTACTAAATTCGATATTGGACTGTGTGATAAAAAAAATAAGCCAATGTCTGGCAGAGTGGTTGTCCCAATCTACGATGAGGGATATAATTACATTGGATGCATTGGAAGAGCCTGTTACTCCGACATGAACCCTAAGTGGATGCACAGCAAGGGGTTCAGAAAAAGCTCTTACCTTTACGGCCTCAATATGGCAAAGGACAAAATTTTAGAAACGGGCGTTGCCGTTCTCGTAGAGGGACAGGGAGACGTTTGGAGAATGCATGAAGCCGGTGTAGAAAATACGGTTGGTATATTTGGATCAAATCTGAGTGATGACCAACTTGTCTTACTTGAACAAAGCGGTGCCTTAAACTTGATTATCCTCACTGACTACGATGAGGCCGGACATCGCGCCGCCGATCAGATCATTAAAAAATGCGGTAGAAGATTTAACTATTATCGTCCCCAGATATCAGAGAAAGATGTTGGGGATATGTCTATAGAAAAAATAAAAACTGAAATACTAGAAGAACTACAAGGAGTTTTGTAATGACAAGAATTTTAGCATTTGCTGGCAAAAAGCAGTCCGGTAAAAATTCGTGCTGCTCCTTTTTGCATGGATACCAGATGAGATCGTATCATATTGTAAACGATTTTGGAATCGATAAAAGTGGGAATTTGGTTGTAGACACCCTTTCGGTGGGCGCCGATGGCGAAGAAACCACATCTAAGGGGGTGCTGGATGTTACAAGGAATGATCTTGAGTTTGGTATGTGGGCAGCAGAAAACATGTGGCCGTTCGTAAAGCACTATTCATTTGCATCATCCCTGAAAGAGATTGCGCATGGACTCTTTGGGCTAACAAAGAAGCAGTGTTACGGTACTGATTTAGACAAGAATAGTCCAACTTGGCTCAAGTGGGAAGATATGCCGGGATACAAGGGTAAGAAAAAAGGGCGCCTGACGGCAAGAGAATTTTTGCAGTTTTTTGGAACCGATATATGCCGTAAAATTCATCCAGACATATGGACTGACCGAACCCTAAAAAGTATCAGGGAAGAGGAATCGCTTATGGCTGTAATCTCGGATTGTAGGTTTCCAAATGAGGCAGAGGCGGTGAGAACGGCTGGGGGCAAGATAATCAAATTAACGAGAGGTATCGACGGAGACAAACATTCTAGCGAAACTTCCGTTGATGCTATAGAATATGATACCGTCATAGATAATACAGATCTATCCATGATGGAAACGAATGTGGAAATTATATCGACTCTAGAGGGGTGGGGGTGGCTTGGTACTGTTATCGAAAAGCCCGCACCGGAGCCTCCTCAGGAAGACCCCAATCTTCTCGGCGGCATAATGAAAATTAAGGAGTAGAATGCTAGTTACATATATACGAAGCTCCAGCTATAACAATTTTGAATACTGCCAGATGCAATATTTTATGACTTATGCGTTAGGGCACCAAACTATTTCTG